AGTCTTCAGCTCGTGGCGCCGCGCCAGTTTTGAACCCTTTCTTGCGCCCTTTTTGCGCCCACTCGCTCTGGCTTTCTTCAAGGTGAAGGATTTTCTCGCCATTCGGACCCACGCGGTCGGACATGCGAAGGTGCGCGAGGACGTTGGGTGTCTCCCAGTGGCCCCCACGAAACTCGGCCTGAGCCTTTTCGCGCTCACGAGATGCCTCGAAACGTCTGAGGGCTGTGTTCGCCGCGTCATGCTCATCGGACGCGCGACGGTACTCGTCATCCGAAAAGCGCGGCGTCCCGCTGAGTTGATCCGTAAGCGCATCATCATACGCACGCCCTGCAGCGTCGGCTCGCGCGCGCGCCTTCTCTGCTTCAGGTGACTCTGGCGGAGCCTCAACAGGCGTGTGCAACAGCACCTCGCGGTAGTTCTCGCCTCCGGGGAGTTGATACTTGGGGTCGTGAAACTTGGTCGATGTATTTCGCCCCTCACCGCCGAGCTGCGTCTCCTCGATGGGGATCTGATTGTCCTCAAGGTGCTTGATCACCTCCTCTCGGGGAAGGGCCTTCGAGCCCAGCGTGTCGAACTTGGAGTGCTTCAGCTCGTCGGGCTTGATGCCCGGCATCGCCGCGTACTGTTGCGGTGTCGCCTTCTTCTGGCCCTTGGCGCCGATGATCTTCGCCGCGCCGCTATGGAGCTTGAAGGGCGGCACTTCATCGAGCGCCGGGCCGCCGTTGTGGCCCGTGCGGCCGCCGGTAGCCAGTCGCGAGGGGCCGATGTACTTGCCGCCGCCGGGGCCGCTGTATCCGCCGCCGCCCGGCGACGGGTCCATGCCCCCGCCGGGGCCCGGGTAGATGTTGGCGATGCGACGCAGCAGGGCGCGCTGGTCGCGGGCGATCATGAGGGCGCGCTTGGTGGCGCTGCCGCCTGCGGCCTTGCCGATGTCGGCATCGTTCGGGTCGTAGGTGCCGCGGTTGCCGGTAGCGGATTTGATCTGCTTCGGGTCGAAGGCAATGTAGCTGTCGGTCCTCATAACAGGGTTCTCGACCATGTTCTGATAGACGATGCCGTCATATCCCCGCGCTCTAAGGTCTTCGATCAATTCCCCGTGCGTCCGCGCTTCAGTGCCAAACGGTAAATGCTTTTTTATTTCTTTCAGTGATCCCCAATTCTTTACGTCCGGCATGCGCAGGGGCTTCTTGATGGCGACGTGATACTTCCCGATGTTCGCCCCCTCACCGAACTTGGATATGGGCATCTGAGACTTCTTATAGTCCTGCTCCAGCCTAGCGACGTTTGCCGCCTCTTCAGGAGTCGGAACGTATTCGTACTTCTTGAACACCGCGCCGATGTCTTGATTGTTTTCTAATGCGTCCACCAATTCTTGGTGGGGGACTTCTGTGTTCTTGCGGCGAAGTGCGTCTTGGGCTTGCTTCCACTTGTCGAACAGGCCGTCGCTATTCTTTGCGCGTTCCGCAAGGTCGGCTTTGTCCCACGGCGCCCTGTCAGCAGTATCCTCTAACCTATTGTTGGCGGCCTCTACGTCTCCGAAATGAAACCCTAGATGCGCGTTGCGTTTCTTTTTGAACGAGGGAATGTCGGCGTGAGTGCCGTGGTATAGCACGGGCGGTGTCCTGCTACCTTCGAGGAAGCGCGCACGGTTAGACGCCGCGTCTTTGGCCGTCATCAGGGCGCGCTTGACGTCCTTAGCCATCCGACTTCGCCTTCGGCTTCATGCGCGCGATCTCTTTCTCGTGAGCGTGCTGCGCCTCGCGCTCGCTCGTCGCATGCGCCTGCGCCGTATTGGTCTTCATCAGGTCGCCCACCAGACGCAGGTTCGCCTCCTGCAGCTCTGCCTGCCGTTCGAGGTCGCGGTTCTCGTCTTCCTTGAGCGCCCGCTCCTGCTTGAACTGCACGTCCTTCGCCTTCGAGGCGATGTCGGCCGCCTTCAGCGCCAGCTCTTGGCTTTTGTCCTCGGGCGGCGCCAGCCCCGTCGCGGGCTTGCTGGCCTCGATCTGCAGCTTGGCCTGCCCGAGCTGGCCGTCCTGTTGCAGCTTGGCCTGATCGAGCTGCAGCTTCGCGGCGTCGGCCTGCCCCTTCATCTGCATCGCTTCCCGCTTGATCTGCTGGTCGCTGTGCTTGAGCTTGATCTCCTCGATGCCCTTCAGGACTTCGGGCGGGGGCTGGCTCATGGCCGCCGGCGGCACGAAGAACTGCTCCGGGTTGTTCCAGCCCAGCGCCTGCAGGGCCGCGGTGTCGACGGCCTTGGCATCGTACAGCTGCGGGCTCATGCCCTGCAGCTGCTTCAAGGCCATGACCTTGATGATGCGCTGCGTGTGGCTCGCCGTGTTCGGGTCCGCCTGCGGCACCAGCGACTGCGCGTACATGTCGAGCGCGTCGCGGAAGGTCTTCTCGTCCCACGCGAAGGCCGGCTTGCGGTTGCGCTGCCAGAAGCTCTTCGGGTTCTCCTTGAAGCACTTGACGAGGAGCTGGAATTCCTCGGCCTGCGCCGCGTGCATGCGCTTGTGGACGCTGTTCAGGATCTTCTGCGCCTGCTCGATCAGCGCCAGCGTCGTGCCCACGGGCGCGTCGGCGCGGCCCTCGCCGACCTGCTGCTCGCTCGTGCCGCCCAGCCGGGAGCCGGTCGTGGCGATGTTGTCGACAAGCGTCATCAGCGCGCCGCTCGGCTCCTTGTAGGGGAGCGGCATGATCGCCTGATTGAGCGGCATGCCGCCCGTCTTCACGAGCGCGCCGCCGCCCGGCGGGACGCGGAAGATGTTGGTGTTCTGGCGGCCGCCGGCGTCGCTGAACAGGAAGCCCGGGAAGTTCGCGAACATGCCCGCGTCGAGCAGCTCGCGCCACGCCGCGGTGATCGCGTTGGTCGTGTTGCCGAGGATGTGCAGGAGGCCGATGGGATAGAAGCCGAAGCCCGGCACGAACATGTACGGCACGAAGACGGGGCGCGCCTCGGGCAGCTCTGCGGTGTCCTCGTCGTAGTTGCGGACGACCGACAGGATCTGCTTCGAGCTGACGTCGATGGTCACGCGCCACGGGATTTCGAGGCCGCTCTCCTTGCCCTTCCACTTGTGCTCGAAGCCCTTGATGTTCAGCTCGCAGTAGCACTCGAATATCTCGCGGTCGCGGTCCTCCGGGTTCAGCGCCTCGGGCTCGACGCCCTGCTGCGCCTTCTTCTCGCGCTGCGCGCTGTCGAGATCCTGCGGCAGCGGCGTCGAGAGCTGCACGTCGCGATAGACGCCAAGGATCTGCAGACGCTTCACCGTCGAGGGCCGCATCATCACGCGATGTGTCGCGCGCTTGGCGCTGCGTATGTCGGTCGCGGCCGCGTTGACGATCAGGTCCTCGGCGTCAATCGACTCGCTGACTGGCCGGTTGCGCAGCGGGCAGAAATACACCTTCTTGAACGAGAGGCCGCCGAAGCCAAGCATCAGCAGCATGCGGTCGGTGTCGGGGTAGTACTCGGTCGCGATAGCCGTCAGGTAGTGGTTGAGATCCTTCTCCAGCGCATCAGCCATCTGGTTGGTCTGGTGCGTGCCGTTGTTGTCGTCGATCCTGATCTTGACCGGGCCGTCGGTCGGCAGCATTTCGGAGCGCGCGTTCGCCTGAAAGCGCAGCACGGCTTCAAGGAGCAGCGGGTGGCGGACGCGGTTCATGCCCTCAACAGGCGCGCCCTCGGCGGAGCCGCCGATGCCCGGCACCTCGATCTTCAGGCCCAGCAGCTTGATGCCCTGCGCGCGGTCTTCGATCCAGTCCTTGCGGCTGTCGTTGTCGTCGCCGATGCCTCGGATCAGCTCGTCGGCGATGCGTGACAGCTCGCCCTCGTCGATCTTGTCGACGATGTTGCCGAACCACTCGGCGTTGTCTTCGTCGGCGCTCTCCTCGACCGGCTTGCCGTCGAGGCTGATCGTGATGGAGCCGTCGTCGTGCTCGATCTGGATGACGTTGCCCTTGTCGTCGAGGTGCTCGACGTCGGCGCCCTCGGGCGCGTTCTCGACGACGATCTCCTCGCCCGGCGGAAGCTCGTCGGGGTCAGGTTGGACCAAGCGGATGTTGGGGTTCAACCCCGGCACTAACGCCATTCAGAAACCTCGTGGGAATGCAAGGATAACACACCGGGCGTCGTTCAGAATAGTGACAGTCTGTCAACGGTTTTCAGATGCCGTACAGGCTTGCCGGCGGCGCCCCGCGATGCCGAAGGCTCTCGCCCACCTCGGAGATGTGCTCGCTGCTGCGCGTCAGCATCCCGGCTTGGCGCAGGTGCGTCAGGGCTTGGCTCATCGTGTCGACGAGGTCGTCGTGCTTGCCGCGGGGGAACGTCGTGGTCTGTCCTATGGTCATCTCGGCCCACTGGCGGTTGGGCGCGAAGATCATGCCCTCGGCGAACAGGTGCTGCACGGCGTAGACGCGCGCGACCTTGTCGAGGGCGCCGGGATTGACGAGCTGGACGGCGAAGCCGTCGTAGCCGAAGAGACGGCGCAGCTCCTGCGCGACGCTGTGGCCTGCGGCCTTGTCTTCGATCAGGAGCCGGTCGACCTTCATCTCCTTGCACGACTTCTGGACGCGCATGACGAGGTCGTGCAGCTCAAGCCGCTCCTGCCACGCGTTCATCAGCATGACCTTGGGTGCCTGATTGCCGTACTCGCGCGGATCGACGTTGGTCAGGCGCTCGCCTCTGATGACCTGCTTCGAGGGCTGCGCGACGGTGTCGGACGTGAAGATGCCCCACACGGTCAGTGCGCTGAAGTCGTTTTCTTGCTTCGTCGTGAAGGCGGTGTCGAGCGAGGCGACGACGTAGTCGAACTGAGGGAAGTGTGGCGCATCGTGCAGCTGCCACCAGTCGCGCTTGATGATGCCGCCGCCCTTCGGCTCGGGACGCTGCTGCAGCTGCCCCGCGGCCTTCCACGGGCCCAGCCGCTTCTTCAGGACCTCGACCTGCTCCTCGGCGAAGCGTTCGGGCCACAGCAGCTCGCCCTCCTCGGTGCGCGGGTCGTCCCAGCCGATGCTCGTCGTGAAGGCGCGCTCGGGCTCGAACTCCATGGGCAGCATGAGATGCGTCCAGCCCTCGTCGGTGTCGAGGATGTGGCCCGTGAGATCCTCCTCGCCCAGCCGCTGCTGGATGACGACGTAGGCACCGGTGCGCGCATCGTTGAGACGCGTCGACATCGTGCCGTCCCACCATTCGTTCGTCGTCTCGATCAGCGCCTCCGACATCGCCTCGTTGGCGGCGTTCGGGTCGTCGACGACGATGATGTTGCCGCCTTCACCCGTGACGCGCGCGTCGACGGCCGTGATCAGGCGCTCGCCGCGCTTGTCGTTCTGGAAGCGGCCCTTGGTGTTCTGGTCGCCGACGAGGTGGAAGCGGTGGCCCCACAGGCGCTGGTACCACGGGCTCTCGACCAGCCGGCGCGTCTTGACGCTGTCGCGCATCGCCAGCGACATCGCGTAGGAGGCGTGCAGCAGCGGCACCTGCGGCCCGCTGGTCGGCGATATCTCGCGCTGCGTCCAGACCCACGCCGGGAAGCAGACGCTGACGATGCTCGACTTGCCGCACCGCGGCGGGATGTTGATGATCAGCTTGCGGATGTCGCCGTCGACGACCGCTTCGAGGTGCTCGCACATGGCCTCAAGCGGCCAGCCCGGCGTGAACGGCGACGGGTCGACGTACTTCCAAGCCTTCTGCACGAACTCATACAGCGACGTCTCGCACTCGACGCGCTCGATCTCGCGCAGCGTTTCGAACGGGTTGAGGTCGGCTAGGTTCATACCCGCTTACGGCGAGTGCGCGAGGGCGTGTTGGCCTGCACGCGCTTGGTGATCTCCTCGCGCAGGTGCCAGTGGTCGTAGTGCGACTGCCGGATCTCGGCGTTGGTCACGTCTTGGCCTCGAAATACTGGGCGCGGGGGCCGCAGATTTCCCTGTCGGCCTGCGGTGGGCCGAAGCGTTCGGCGTAGCAGTAACGCGGCCCCGGCGTTGTAGTCGGGCGCCCGCACATCAGGATGCCGTCGCTGTTGCGCCAGCTGTGGGCGCAGTCGGTGCAGAGGGGGGTCATTGCAGCCTCGTGTAGTCGCCGGCGTAGTAGCAGCCGTACATGATGTCGGGGGCGTAGGCGTTGGCCATCAGCGCCGCGAAAATCGCGCGCTGCCCGGGGTCGCCCGAGTCAGTGACCTCTGCGTAGGCCTCGCCCGTGCCGGCCCAGCCGACCGTGATGCCCGCGCGCAAGGCGGCGCGCAGCAGCTCGGGGGCAGGCAGGACAGGCGGCTTCATGGTGCAAGCGTACATCACTCGACCGTGCGAAAACAATGCCAGAGGGCGTACTCGTCGACGTAAGCCTCGACGTCGAAGGTGCCGCGCGGCTGCGTCAGGGCCATGAACAGCGGCAACAGCAGCGCCAAATCGCTGCGCGTAGTGACCATCTCGGGCTCGAACGTGTAGGCCTTGCCGCCGATGTGAAAGTGCAGGTCGCTAACGGCTCTCATCTTCGGTTCTACCTTTCGTTGCCATCAAGGTCGACCAGCACACCGTCGCCGTCAGGGCCTGCCGCTCGCAACATAGCATCATCCAGAAGCCGGTTGCGGTAGTCGTCCCTGATAGGAGCGTCGAAAGGAAGTTCGATGCTCACTACCTCCCCGCCGGGGTTACACCCGTGCCTGCGCGATTCGTGAAGCATCGCGTGAATAGCTGACTCTGCCTCGACGTAAGCGCCGCCCAGCCACTGCTCCCCTCTGGGTTTAGTCGGGTCCGCGAAAGATAGATAATACAGTTTCACCGCTATTCCTCCGTCTTTCCCTTCGTCGCCTGCAGCAGGATGGTTTTCAACTGATCCCTCTGTTCGGGGTCGAGCGCCAGCACGTCGATCCTCGTCGCCTGCATCTCGATGGCGCCGCCGTCCTTGCCGGTGATCTCGGTGATGACCTTCTCGCCGTAGACCCGTGGCAGCACCTTGCCGAGGAGCCACTTGCGCGTGTCGATGCGCAGCCGCGACCGCATGATGTGCTCCATGTCGGCCACCAGCTTGCCCTCCTCGTTCACCACGAAGTCGCCGCGCCTGTCGCGCGCGATCTCGTCGAGGTCGTCGGCCCAGCCGAGCGCCATCAGGTGCCGAGCACGTGCGTAGGCGTCCGCGAAGCCTTCGTGATTGTCAAGCACCCATGCATAGACCGTCTGCCGTGCAATTCCGATGTCCTCGCAGACCGCCTTCAACGTCTCGCCTTCGGCGAGCCGTCGGCATATCTCGGCGGCGACGGGTGCCGAGTAGGTGTTCTCGGGGAGCCCATTGCGCGGCCGAACCCTTTGACCACGAGCACGCCCCACCCGAGCAGGAGCACCGGCCACGCCTCGGGCATCAGCAGGATCAGCACCAGCGTCGGGAGCGCGAGCATTACGGCGAGCCATCTCCAGATCACGCCCTTGCCTTGAGCAGTTCGAGCATGGCGACGACCGAGCGCGGGACGGGCGTCTCCCCCGCCAGCCATCGGTACACCGTGCGGCCGCTGACGCCCGCGAGGATTGCCAGTTCGCTGTTGAGGATGTCCATCTCGTCCAGCAATCGGTTCAGGTACCGCGGGGAGAGGTCGGTTGCGATCTCAGTCATGCTGACACTCTACGCCAAAACGACAAAAAGGGCCAGCCCTTCGGCTGGCCCTTTCCGGCGGCAGGCTCCTAGGCTGCGAGGCGCTGGTTGGCACGGGCGGCGACCGTGATGCGGGTCGCGGTCGAGGTCTTGGTCGCCTCGGCGATCTGGGCCTCGGTCAGGTACGTCTTGACCGTCGCGGTGTCGAGGCGGCTCGTCTCGTAGGTCGTGACCTTGAGCGCGAACTTGTCGCCCGCGATCTCGGTCGCGCCGAGGGCGAGGAGCTTCGCCTTGAGGTCGTCCACGGTCTTCTGCAGAGCCTTGAGCTGAGCGGCCGCGACGGCGTACTGGTCTACAAACTTGCTGGTTGTCATGATCTATCTCCTATTCGATGAATTCTTATACGGCCGGTTTATCCACAACGCAAGACAAAATGTCAGAGCATCCTGCGGAGCAGCGCAGCCCGCTCCGTGGCGTGCCGCGCCTCCATCTCCTGCAGCGTCTCCTCCCGAGGGGCGCGCGACCTCTGCGGAGGCGTCAGGCCCCTCGTCACCGCCTCATGCGACCGGCGCCTGCGGATATTCGTGACCATCGTGTAGGTCACGCCGTACTTCGCCGCCGCCGTGGCGTGATCGTCAGGGTCAAGATAGATCGCGCGCACCTTCTCGTCGTCACGGCGTGAGCCGCGAGGGATCACCCCCTCGAAGGGCACACGCGCGCCGATGCGGCGGTTCTTGACGTGCAACACCATCTGGTAGCTCAGGCCATACGTGGCCGCGATCTCGTCATATGCCCTCGGGTCGGCCAAGATGCCCCTCACGACTTCGGGCTTGAGGGTCTGCCGCGCGCCGCGGGGGATATCTCCCTCGAAGGGCACGTCCCCGTACAGGCGCCGGGCCTTGATCTGGGCGACAGTCTGGTAGGGCACGCCGCAGGTCTCCGCGATCTCCTGATACGACCGCGCGTCGGCCAGCACCTCCCGCACGACGTCGGGCGGCATCTTCTGCCGGCGCAGCGCCGCAATGTCGGCGGCCTCCATAACCTCTCCTGCGCCGGGGGTGCGGGCAATGATCCAAGGGTGCATGACGTTCGTCCTCTCGTCGGTTACTTTTCGTAAGGGACTGACCGGACTGTCCAGACTGAAGGAAAAGCGACTTTTCCCTCTATTTCAAAAATACCA